TCTCTTCTCATAATAAAAACCTCCTAGAGACTAAAAATGCTACTTGTTAGTAGCATGTATTAATTATAACATGAATTTGCCACCAAAGTCAAACTTTAGGTAACATTTCTATAACTTTTTAATTTTTTGTGCGGGAAGTGGTATAATAATAAGTATTATGGCTACTGGTGCAACTACTACTTATGATCTTCCTTATCCCGTTTTAAGTGACCCTGTAAATGTCCACGGAGACATTCAATCACTTGCTGAGCGCATAGAAGATGTTATTTTAAATATTGGACTTCCTTTTATTTCTTTAGAAGTAAGAAATAACTCAGGTGCATCAATTGCTAAAGGAACTCCAGTATATATTTCAGGGTACTTAACAAAACCAACAATTGCAAAATCTGATTCAGATGACTTAACAACTTTTCCAGTTATAGGAATAACACAGTCAGCAATTACTAATGGGTCAGACGGAGTGATAATTGTTTCTGGTATATTTGAAGATGTTAACACTTCTTCATATACCGCTGGAGATATCTTATATGTTGCAAACGGTGGAGGACTTACAGATACTATTCCAGCAGGTGGATCAGGGGCGGTAGCAGTAGTTGCTAAATCAAATGCATCAACTGGAGTACTTGTAGTTGGACAACCAAAAGGCAATGGAACGTGGGGATCAATGAAAGCAGGTTTGGCATAATGGCAACTTTAAGAGGTCAAGGCGCATCTACATATGACATTGGTGAAAAACCACCATTTGTTAATTGGACTATTGTAAAGGGTGATACAGCATCATTTAAGATTTATTTAACAGATGATGCAAAGCAGCCTTTAAATATTCCTGATTGGACAATAGAGGCAGAGTTTAAGAGACCAACTACAATAGTTGACCCTCAAATTATTACTGATACAGCAACACTAATTTTTACAATTAATCCAGCACAAGATTTAGAAGATCTTGATGGAGAGTTTAAGGTTAACCTAACAGCAGCACAGACAGCACAGTTGAGAACAGATGATATTTTTGATATTGAATTACGTCTTCCACAAAACACACTTGTATGGACAGTTGCTCAAGGCAAGATTACTCTACTTGAGGATGTTACAAATTAATGGCAAGCGTTACAATAAAAGACAATACTCCTGTTTTTACAAGAGTTGTTGAAACTGTTTCTTTTCCAAATGTAGAAATTGTTGACACAAAACGTGGGGTAAGCATAAACTCAGTACTACCTTTTAGAATAAGGTTTACAGCAATACAAATACCCAGCAGTATTGGAAATGTTCCAGCAATTCCTTTGCAGGTCATTGGCTTCTCTAACTACATTCTGTAATGGTATAATGTATAAATGGCTATAGTCCCTATTGAAATACTAAAAACTAAATTTGAAAGTGGAGATTTTCCACGCTCTTCAGACTATCAGGATTTGATAGACACCCTTTCTTCAGCAAGTGGAGCAATTACAAGCACTAACGATTTATCTGAAGGTGCAACAAATAAATACTTTACAGATGAAAGAGCCCAAGATGCTTTAGGTAACTCTTTAGGTACTGGACTATCGTATAACGATACAACTGGTGCTATTTCTGTAACATCAAATACATATGATTCTTATGGTTCGGCAAGCACTGTTGCAGGAAACCTTGCAACACATGAATCAGACACAACCACACATGGAACTACAGGAAATATAGTTGGTACCTCTGATACACAAACTCTCACAAATAAAACACTTACATCTCCAGTTATTAATACCCCAACTGGGATTACAAAGTCAGATGTAGGTCTTGCAAATGTAGACAATACATCAGATGCTAATAAGCCAGTTTCAACTGCTACTCAGACAGCGTTAGATCTTAAACTTGCTTCTGCAACGGCTGCAACAACATACGAAACAATTGCCAACGTAGCACTTAAGGCACCACTAGCAGCACCAACTTTTACGGGTACTGTTTCAGGAATTACTGCAACAATGGTTGGCCTAGGCAATGTAGATAATACATCAGATATCAACAAGCCAGTGTCAACTGCACAAGCCACAGCAATTGCAACTGCTAAATCAGAAACAATTACTCAAATTCTTGGAGCAGGTGTTCCTGAAGCATTAAATACTCTTGATGAACTTGCTGCAGCACTTGGTGATGATGCTAACTATGCAGCAACAATTACAACTTCCCTTGGACTTAAGGCACCACTTGCTTCTCCAACATTTACAGGTACAGTATCTGGTGTTACAAAAACCCACGTAGGTCTTGGATCTGTAGATAATACAGCAGATACTGCGAAGCCTGTTTCAACAGCAACTCAAACAGCACTTGACCTTAAGGCTCCTCTTGCTTCCCCTACCTTTACTGGAACACCAACACTTCCAACAGGAACAATTGCAACAACTCAAACAGCAGCAAATAGTACAACAGCAGTTGCAACAACAGCATTTGTTACTACAGCAGACAATCTTAAGGCTAACCTTGCAGGTCCTACATTTACTGGAACAGTAACCCTTCCATCTACAACATCAATAGGAAATGTTACATCTACAGAAATTGGATATGTGGACGGCGTAACATCGGCAATTCAAACACAATTAGACTCAAAGTCTCCAATTGCTTCCCCTACATTTACTGGCACAGTTACAAGTACATCAAAGACACAATTTGGAAGTTCTAGTGCTTGGATTCATAATGCACTAGATGCAAACTGGGGATTTTTATATAAGCCTTCTCAAGATGGAGGAGCAGGAACACATGGATTTTTAAATACTGCTGGCAATCAATTAGCAAGAATTGACTCTGGTGGAAATATTATAGCATCAGGCAATGTTACTGCTTATTCTGATGAAAGATTAAAGTCAAACATAAAAACCATTGAAAATGCTTTAGAAAAAGTTTCTCAACTTCGTGGTGTGTCTTTTGAAAAAAATGGGGAAAATGAAATTGGGGTAATTGCTCAAGAAGTGCAGAAAGTATTACCAGAAGTAGTTCAAGATGGAGAATACCTATCTGTTGCTTATGGAAATATTGTAGGACTACTTATTGAAGCAATCAAAGAACAACAAGAACAAATTGAAGATCTAAAGAATAGAATAGAGTAGTTCAATATGCCAACACCAGCATCTGGAATAATAAGTGTTTCCGATATTAATACAGAACTGGGAAATTCATCAACTGCTAGTGGTGGTTTAGGTGATGCAAGATTTAGAGGTTTAGCCAGAGTTGATTCTGGTGCAATATCATTAAATAATTTTTACAATAAAAGCAGAATAATATCAGCACCTAACCTAATCTCTGATCCAAGCGTTGAAAATAACACTAACTGGAGTTTTAGCACAAGTTCAAGAAGTACGACAAATTCTAAATTTGGATCATGGTCAATATTTTTTCCTAATAGGTCTGGCAGTGGACTAAATATGAATACACAGTCAATGACTACACCACTAGCCAACAATAAATATTTTGGTGGAAGATGGCTAAACACTTTAGGGTCAACAGTAACTTGCGATGATTTACGTTTTGAATGGTTTTTGGGAGACTTTTATAATGGTCAACTAGTGTTTGGTTATAACCAAGGAACATTTTCAACCTATACTTTAAACAGCAGTATTCAATCTATTCCATCACCAACTGCAGGCTCTTGGATAATAAGACACTTTACAGTTAATCAACGTGGTGGAGATTTATATACTGATGGACACTTTATAGTAAACTTAACAGCAATTTTTGGTGCTGGAAATGAACCTAGTCAAACCTGGTGTGAAACATATTATGACTTTGCAAATAACAGGTTTATTGTTTAGATTAGTCGTAACCCACAATATCTACTAATATAATTATGGTATAATTCAGGTATGGCTAAAATATCATTATCAAGCGTAAAGGCTCTTTTTCAGACTGGTGATAGACCTACTCAGGGAAATTATGAGGACTTAATTGATACCGCTTCAGCACAGGCAACTGACCTAGGCACTGCGGGTAACAATGAAGTAACAATTACTGGTATTGAGAATAGCACAATTTTTGATAATTTTACTGCCTCAGAATGGAGATCCGTTAAATACGTGGTCTCACTAAAAAAGAGTACTGGAAACAGGTACTACACAACAGAGTTAACTATAGTCCCTGACAATACAGATGTAAATGTTAGCGAATATGGAACAGTAGACAATGATGGGAATATTGGCACCGTTAGCGTCTCTAGGGCAGGAGATACAGTTTCACTAACTGTAGTTCCAGTGGTGGGTCAGACCCCGATTACCTTACGCTACATGCGTACTGGTTTGAAGGCTTAACCAAGGAGATAATAAATGGCAACAGTAACAAAAGATTTTAGAGTAAAGGCTGGATTAGTAGTTGAGGGAGCAACCGCAACCGTTGAAGGCCACGATATTCTTACAAAGAAAATTGCAGACGCAAAAGGTGATTTACTAGTTGGTACTGCAGATAATGCAATATCCCGCCTTGGCGTTGGAACAAACGGACAGGTCCTTACAGCAGCATCAGCCGAAACTGGTGGAGTCAAGTGGGCAGATCCAGCAGCAGTTGGATCATTTGAGTCATCAATTGTTTTTGAAGGTGCAACAGCAAACGATTTTGAAACAACACTTACAGTAACGGATCCAACAGGAGACCGTACAATCACTTTCCCAGATGCAACTGGTACAGTAGCACTTACTTCAGATATTACAACACATGCAAACCTTACTGAAGCGCATGGTGCTACAGGTGCTGTAGTTGGTACAACTAACACACAAACATTAACTAACAAAACTTTAACATCACCAAAGATTAATGAAGATGTTGCAGTTACAGCAACTGCTACAGAACTTAACTTAATAGATGGTTCATCAGCGGGTACTATTGTAAATAGCAAAGCAGTAGTTTATGGTTCAGCAGGAGAAGTAAATGCTACAACATTACAAATTGCTGGCACATCACTTACAGCATCTGCCGTAGAACTTAACTATGTTGATGGTGTAACTTCAGCAATTCAAACTCAGTTAGATGCTAAGGCTTCATCTTCAGACCTTACAACTCACGGCAACCTTACAGAAGCACACGGTGCAACTGGTGCCGTAGTTGGAACAACAAATACACAGACTCTTACAAATAAAACACTTACAAGCCCAGTAGTAACTGGTCTTGCTCTTAATGACTCAAGCGTTGTTTTTGAAGGATCTTCAGCAGATGATAACGAAACCACTCTTACAGTAACAAATCCTACAGCAGATCGCACAATCACTTTGCCAGACGCTACAGGTACTGTTGCTCTTACAAATAACAAGTTGGATGCATTTGCAGCAACTACTTCAGCAGAACTTATTTCAGTTATTTCTGACGAGACTGGTACTGGAGCACTTGTTTTTGCTAATACCCCAACACTTGTAACACCAAACATTGGTGCAGCAACTGGAACATCTTTGGTTCTTTCAGGGGACCTAACAGTTAACGGTACAACAACTACAATTAACTCAACAGAAATTACAATTGATGACAAGAACCTTGTTCTTGGTGCAGTAGCAACTCCAACAGATGCAGGTGCAGATGGTGGTGGTCTTACACTTAAGGGAACTACAGACAAGACTTTCAACTGGGTAGATGCAACTGATTCATGGACATCTTCTGAGCACATGAATCTTGCTTCTGGCAAGGTATTGAAGATTGCTGGAACTGAAGTTCTATCAGCAACACAGTACACAGGAAATGCTGCAACAGTAACAAATGGTATTACTACAGCAAGCAAGATTTCAGCACTTGCTGCAACATCATCTGCAGAACTTGCAGGAGTTATCTCAGATGAGACAGGAACTGGTGCTTTAGTATTTGCTAACACACCAACTCTTGTTACTCCAGAAATTGGAGCAGCAACAGGTACAACTCTTGTTCTTTCAGGAGCATTGACTGGAACAGCAATCACACTAAATGATTCATCAGTAGGATCTGCAACAGCAACTGCTGGAACTTCAGCAACTACAATTGATACATGGTCAGCAACAACATATTCTGCTGCTAAGTATATTGTTCAAATGAAAAAGGGCGCTGATATTGAAGTAATTGAAGTTCTTGTTGCAGTTACTGGAGAAAATGTTTACCTAACAGAGTATGCCAACGTACAAAGCAACACAGAACTTGGAACAACAAATGCTGTTTATTCAGCAGGAAATGTTCTTCTACAGGTAACTGCTGCAGCAGCAGATACTGCTGTTAAGATCCATAGAACTTATATCGAAGCATAATTAGGGACGGGAGTCAACTGTGGCAACAACTAATAGAGACTTTAAAGTAAAGCATGGGCTATCCGTAGCCGAAGGCGGTACTTTTGGTCAGGCTGTCACAGTTGGCACTCCTACCGAAAATGCACATGCTGCTACTAAACTTTATGTAGATTCAGCAACTTCTGGGGTATCTTTATCAGTAGCGTCAACAGATCCAGTTTCACCATCAAATGGTGAAATGTATTTCAATACATTAACACAACATATATATGTTTATTATGATAGCCAATGGATTCAGATTGCAACTCTTGCAGATGCAGAAGAACTTCCTCAGCACATTCATGATACAGCAATTGATGGAACTGGTTTCATAGCAAGTAGATTCTATGATGCAGGATTTTATAATAGTGCTCAAGCAACATCTGCAAGTGGTGGTTTTTATAACACTGATTCTTGGGTTGAAACTTGGGATGCAGGGACCCCAGTAGATAATTATAACTAATTATCTGATATAATATGATTAACCGTCTTGGAGGACACTGAATATGGCAACAAGAATGCAACAGCGCAGAGGTACTGCAGCACAGTGGACCTCTTCAAACCCAACACTTGAAGCAGGAGAAATCGGCTTTGAGACAGATACTAATAAGTTTAAAATAGGTGATGGCACAAACCTTTGGGCTAACCTAGACTACTTTGCTGACATTAACTCAACAGTAAACCCATCATTTGGTTCAAGTATAACATTTGAAGGTGCTACGGCAAATGATTATGAGACAGTCCTTGCAGTAACAGATCCAACGGCTGATCGTACAATTACACTTCCAAACGTAACAGGAACAGTTATTACAACTGGAAACCTTTCAGACATTACAAATATTGGAGTATTTACTTCAACTATCACAATGGAAGGCTCTTCAGTAGATGATAATGAACTCACGCTTTCAGCAGGAAACCCAACGGCTGATCGTACATTAACATTTCCTGATGCAACAGATACATTAGTTGGAAAAGCAACAACAGACACTCTTACAAACAAATCAATATCACTAACTACAAACACAGTAACTGGCACAAAAGCAGAGTTTAACTCAGCAATGTCTGATGCAGACTTTGCAACCATTGCTGGGACAGAAACACTTACAAATAAAACTTTAACTAGCCCAACAGTTTCAGGTCTTGCACTTTCAGACGCTTCAATTGTTATTGAAGGTGCAACAGCAAATTCTTATAAGACAACCTTAACTGTTACAGATCCAACCAATAACCGTACAATCACTTTCCCTGATTCAGATGGAACAGTTGCCCTTGCAGGCGATGTTGCAACATCACTTGGCTCTTACGTTGAATTAACAGATATTGGAGCAATTGATGGTGTTGCAGGCCTTGACGGATCAAAGAATCTTCTAGTTCCTGGAACAAAGATTGTTTTTGAAGGAACGACTGATGCTTTTGAGACTGAGTTTGTAGTAACAGACCCAGCAGCAGATGTTACAATCACTTTCCCAGATGCAACTGGAACAGTTGCTCTAGCAGGAAATGTTGCAGCACTTTCAGGCGCTACCTTTACTGGAGCAGTATCTGGAACAGATTTAACTCTTTCAGGTAATCTAACTGTAAATGGCACTACAACAAATATTAACTCAACTAATCTAGTTGTTGAAGATAAGAATATCGTTCTTGCTGATGTTACTACTCCAACAGATACAACTGCTGATGGTGGCGGTATCACATTAAAGGGCGCAACAGATAAAACACTTAACTGGGTAGACGCTACAGATGCTTGGACTTCATCAGAAGATTTCAATCTATTAACTGGTAAGGTTTATGAAATTGCAGGCACATCAGTTCTTTCAGGTACAACACTTGGTTCTGGAGTTACAGCCTCTTCTCTTACATCTGTAGGAACAATTACTTCTGGTACATGGACTGGTACAGCAATTGCAATTGCAAATGGTGGTACAGGTCAAACTACAGCAATGACTGCAGCAACCGCACTTCTTCCAGCACAAACTTCTAACTCAGGCAAGTATCTTACAAATGATGGAGCAGGAACACTTTCTTGGGGCACTGTAACAGGATACTCTGCACCAACACTTGGTTCCACATCAATTGCTTCAGGTGCAACGGTAACTACAATTGCTGGTTTAACACTATCAAATGCAACTCTTAGTGGAACAACAACAGTTTCAGGTGATATAAATATGACTATGGCTGGTGGACCAGGTAGCGTTAAAGATGAGTTCACATTACTAATCATGGGTGCCTTGTAAAAACAAAAGTACTAACCCTTAACTTTATAGTTAAAGAATTAAAACTCCGCATAAAGTGGAGTTTTTTTCTTTGTAAATTTGTGATATACTTAAGACCACTTTGGAAAACTCAAAGTACTCATATAATTTGCTAAGAAAGGTAAATACATGTCAGAAGTTTTTTCGTTTCGTCTATCAGAAGAGTTTGTAAATAAATATAATAATGTTCCATCGCCATTTGGATTTTCAGATGCTGGCTCTAACTCACTAGGAGAAATTACATTTATTCGTACATATTCTCGTATGAAAGAAGATGGAACTAAAGAACGTTGGCATGAGGTTTGTCGTCGTGTAATTGAGGGTATGTACTCAGTTCAAAAAAATCATGCCAAAGATAATCGTTTACCATGGAACGACAATAAAGCACAGAAGTCTGCACAAGAGGCATTCCAAAGAATGTTTGAATTAAAATGGACACCTCCAGGTCGTGGTCTTTGGGCATTTGGAACTCCTATGACTATGGAAAAGCGTAACTCTGCATCCCTTCAAAATTGTGCAATGGTCTCTACTCGTGACATTGATCGTAATGATCCTGGTGCATTATTTGCTTGGGTAATGGATGCATTAATGTTGGGTATTGGAGTTGGATTTGATACCCTTGGACAAGACAAGCAGATGTCTATCTATCCTCCTACTGAGCCAGTATCTATTTATGAAATTCCAGATACTCGTGAAGGATGGGTTGAATCAGTTCGTCTTTTGATCAATTCTTTTCTTCGTCAAAATCAATCTATTCAAGAGTTTAACTATGACCTTATCCGTCCTCTAGGAGCCCCTATTAAGGGCTTTGGAGGGGTTGCAAGCGGTCCAGCACCACTTATTGATCTCCATACACGCATTCGTAATGTAATTGGCTCTAGGGCTGGAGAACTCCTAGATAGCCGTGCAATTGTAGATATTGTTAATCTTATTGGTACCTGTGTAGTATCAGGAAATGTTCGTCGTTCTGCAACTCTTGCACTTGGAACATCAGAAGATGAAGGTTTTATTAATCTTAAGAATCCAGAAGTATTCCCAGAAAGAAATTCATATGACCCAGAAAAACCAGGATGGGCCTGGATGTCAAACAATTCTATTTCAGCAACTGTTGGAACAAAATATGAAGACTATGTAGATTTAATTGCAGACAATGGAGAGCCAGGTTTTATTTGGCTTGATGTTGCTCGTAATTATGGCCGTCTTGCGGATGCTCCTGATTATAAGGACACTCGCATTATGGGCTTCAATCCTTGTGCGGAGCAGCCATTAGAATCATACGAACTTTGTACACTTGTAGAGGTGCACTTAAATCGTCATGATTCTAAGGAGGACTTCCTCAAGACATTGAAGTTTGCATATCTTTATGGAAAAACTGTAACTCTAATGCCGACACATTGGCAACAGACAAACGGTATTATGCAACGTAATCGTCGCATTGGCACATCGCTTACTGGCATTGCCTCTTTTGCAGATAATACTGGACTTCCAGCATTGCGTGAATGGATGGATGAAGGATATCAGAAGATTCGTCACTATGACCATAAGTATTCTGAGTGGCTATGTGTTCGTGAATCAGTTCGTGTAACTACAGTTAAACCTTCAGGATCGGTATCACTTCTTTCTGGAGCAACTCCTGGAGTTCACTGGGGTCCTGGAGGAGAGTTTTATCTTCGTGCCATTCGTTTTGGAAATACAGATCCAATGCTTCATTTATTTAAAGCAGCAGGGTACAAAATTGAAGATGACCTTGTATCAGCAAACACATCAGTAGTCTATTTCCCAGTAGCATCTGGACATAAACGTGCTGAGAAGCAGGTAAGTTTGTTTGAGAAGATTGGTTTGGCAGCAACTGCTCAAAAGTACTGGTCAGATAATGGTGTCTCTGTAACTCTGTCATTTGACAAAGAAACAGAGAAACAGTTTGTGGCTCCAGCATTAAATATGTATGAGGGTCAATTAAAGGCTGTGTCTTTTCTTCCAATGGGTAACAAGACTTATCCACAGCAACCGTATAGTGAGATTTCAAGAGAAGAATATAATGCCTATGTTGGAAAAATTGGAAAGATTGATTGGTCTGCAATCTATGACGGTAAAGATAATTTAGACGCTGAGTCTGAAAAATACTGCTCAACTGATGCTTGTGAGATTAAATTATACTAGGCTCTATCCTGCTATAATAAGGGTATAGGAGAACAATGTCCAGCCCATCAAACTTATATGCAGAAAAGATTTTTAGTGAACACCCACTAGTTCTCTGGGCACTAGACGATAAACTTGACTATGTTAGCCTTATTTCAGAGGCTCAAAGAAATATACTTACACTCTGGAATAAGACTGGATGTACACTGTCTGCAGGTACTGCATTAACTGGTGAACCATTTCCAGATAGTTATAATACAAAGGTTAGTTGTACCGTCCCAATTGGTCAAACAAATGAAGCAATACTAATAAGTCCAGATATTGTAAATTTTAAAGATCTAAACTTAAGCCTTAAAACCTTTTGTGTTGGAACACATTTTTATTCAAATAGTCCATATGTTGAGTCAGTCTCTATCGGATATGAATATACAGACACAACGACTTCTCAAATAATTCAAAATCTAAAAACCTTTGAAACATCTTTGTTTCAGCAATGGGGTTTTATATCAGAGACCTTTGAGATACCAGATGAGACTACAACATTAAGATTAGTTATAAAGATTATTACAATTGATGGAGGATCTACTTCAGCAGATTATGAGTTTTATTTTAATGGAATAACTCTTGGTCAGTGGTCTGAAGAATTTAATGTTGCCTCTTTAGGAATTAGTTCACAGACTTTCCCAGCAAACATTAATATAACAACTGACAATAAAGTTGTTCCTGCAGCAGCCTATGGAATTTCATCAGATACTGGATACTATCTTGTAAGTAACAATTCACTTGTTGCAAAGAATACAGGAATTCCGTTAGTCTTTGGCGCATCTGGAATTACAAAACTTGAACCAAACGGTGGAAGGCCATCAGTTATTTTTCCTGGAAAAGGATTTTTACATGAAACAGGAAGATATAATAATTATACTGTTGAGTTTTGGGCAAGGATAAACTCAGAATCTATTACATCTAAAAAGATTTTTGGACCAATTGGAAGCAATGATGGACTATATGTAGAAGATGGATTTTTAACTCTACTAATTGGTGACAACTTTAGTTCTCATTTTGTATCTGAATGGTTTAGACCAATGCTAATACACATTACGGTAGTTAATAATAATGCAACGGTTATGATAAACGGAGAACAAGTTATTTCTTTAGATTTTGATACTGCATCTATAAACCTTGCAGATGGAGTTGACGAAGACTGGGTTGGTTTCTATTCTTATGAAGATGTTACCCCTGTTGAGATTGATTGTTTTGCTATTTACTCTTACCGTGTTCCAGACGTAGTTGCAAAAAGACGATGGGTTTATGGTCAGGGAGTTGGATCATCAGAGGCAATTGATTCTGCATATGGAGGAACCTCTGCTGTAATTGACTATACGTTTGCAGACTATACATCAAACTATAATTATCCAAGTTTTGCACAATGGCAACAGGGAAGTTTTGACAACCTATCTACTACAGAAAAATATTTAAAGACACCAGACTACACACTTCCAACAATCTTCACTGGAACAAAAACATTACAGGACCTATACGATGATTCAAACTCTTTGTTTGATAATCTTACTAGTGGAAACGTTGGAACTGATGCTAGATTTATATCACTTAATCCTGATTCAACTTGGGATAACCAAGGAGCATATCTATACTTCACAAACTTTAATGTTTTAAATGACCAGGTTGCATCTCTTTATGGAGTATTTGAAGTAGGGTATCAAGGAAGCGGAACTGACCAAGAAGAAAAGATATTATTTAAAGTTTATAGCCCAAGCACTGGAAACTATTTTATTGTTAAAGTTGATGGTCTTGAGGTTGTCTATTCTTTGAATTATGGGGGAACTGAACAAGAAATTTACCGAACACAAAGCATTAGTTTAAACAAACCATTTGCTGCAGGATTTGAGATTGAGTCTCTTATTAATTCAACTGGTGGAAATCTTTCAACGTTTTTTGGCAATCAAAATTCATTAAGTCTTTATGTTGGTGGAGACGATCAAGGAAATAACACCTTTGATGGATATATCTATTCTGTTGGATTTTCAACAAAATCAAACTTAAATGGAATCTATAATCTTTTTAATTCGTATGGACTTTTAGTTAGCGACAATGATCCAACACTAAATAGAATTATAAATGGAGGATTATACAATGAAGAAGCAGACTTAATTGATGCGGGATTGTATAATACTCAGGTTTGGGCTTCTGTTTATGATGGTGGAACGACAAAACTAAGTGCAATAACTCTTTTAGAGCATATGGCAAGTTATACACTGCTGCCAACATTTTCATATAATCAACTATTTTTAGATATTGGTATTTCTGGACACTGGGAAGATTATTTGCCACTATCATATTTTGGACAATACGTTCAAAGTGATTCTGGAAATTCTTTTTATGATCTTGACTTTTTGCAGTTTAACTTAGGCTACCCATCACCAGATACATTGTTGGAATCAACAAGGGGACAAGAACTAACCTATCAAGATTTAATGAATAACTACGATACTCCAGTAAGAAGAACATACACCCAACTGCAAAATGTATTATTCACTGGATGGTACAACTATCTTGATATGCTAGAAAACTCTCTAACATACTATGAATATAATACTGAAAATGCATCAATTAGAAGTTATCTAACTTTTCAATATGTAGATGAAGGAGCAAATGCTCCATCAAGTTATTTTACAGAAACCGTTTCTCCACAAGAAAACTCTGTAGTTGATGTATCCCACTACCCATCTTGGCAAAAAACAAAGTTTGAGATTATTGATAATACATTAGTCTATCCAAGAAAAGATATAGATTTTAACGAACTTGCAGTTGTTTACAGTGTTGACTTTGTTGTTCGTGGAATAATTAAAAAGCCAGTAATTTTAAAGAAATTAGAAATTGCTTCCCAGGCTCTTAATGATAATTCATTTAATCCAATTGGAACAAAGTTTGGATCTAACCTTTTCCCATACAAGAGGTCTGGTTTGTATTATGACTATAAAGCAAAGAATCCATTTAGTATCTATAAGGCAAGCACTCCATACTTATACACAAACCGTACATCTGGAATTCAAGTTCGTGGAGACTTTGACTTAAATGAAGATCGTGGTATTTCCATGCCAGTAAATCAGTCTGTTGCAGAAAACTACAGAGTAAGTGCATTTCAGTCATGGATTAAGTATGAGCAAAGAGCCTTTCCACTAACACCAATAGCGCTGTTTGAAGTTGAACATAAAAATAATACAATAGTTTTTTATGTTGTTGCAAATGATAGTTTTGGAAAAAGAGGAGTTGTTTATGCAAAAAATAAGAAAGATAACTCAAATTTTGATGAGATTAAATACTTTATAAATGGAAAGCCTGTTCGTGAGCCAGTCTTGACGGTTAAAGAATGGTCTATTCTAGGAATTAACTTTACAACAGCCTTAAACTTTGACCTATTCCTAGGTTCTGTAAATTTGAAGGGTCCAGCAATATTCAACAATATTTCATACTATCAGGCCAATAATCTACAGCAGTTACAGTCAAAGGTAAGTAGGTCTTGGAATCAGGTAAGGCAAAGTGGCGCTATTGACTACGACTGGTCATACTGGTTAAACAACTATACCTGGGATGGAGTAATGTCTATATCTTCTTCTCCTCTATACGGAGTAAACTCACAGGACGTATACAATAACTATATGGGTACTAATAAGATTATCATTGATGATGAATCAGGCATGATTTTTGATGCAGATAAGATGAAAATATACAATGACACCACATGGTCAATATCTGTTGGCTCACCAGTGTAATCTGGTATACTTGTGGTTATGGATTCTTTAATTAACCCAAAAACTGGCAAACCAATTGTTGAAAATGTGCGCCGCAAGGTCATTGACAAGCATTACGACTGGGGCCTATACGTATACAAGAAGTCAAACGGAAAATGGTTTACTGATGGAACTGGTTCTGTATTAAACATCCCCGCTCAAAAAGGTGACATCTCAAAGATTGCAGAACTTAAAAGGGCTGCAGTATTTAATGGTGACGATGGAGAGGGCACAGCCCACTTTGTTGCGGGACTGACAAGAGTATCCGAAGAAGAATATTCAGAACAAAAAGATAGAATGAGACAGGGTTTAATTCCAAATGTTAATGACTTAGGCGCAATTGCCGATGCACAAAAAACATTAAATACACACGGAAGGGATGCGTACGAAAGTGACTGATGATGATGATAACTTCCAGTATGTAAGAGCAAGCCTAAACACTCAAGAACAAGAAGATAATCAATTTAAGGGAAGCGACCCATTTAATAAAAACTGGGAAGAGTTACAAAAATACTCTGGTCTAGATCAAAACTTTCGTCGCCGTGTAGCAAGACAAGTAAGTAAAGCAATAACACCAAATGAAGCATATTTAGACTCTGCAAATGCAACTCCATCTGGAGTAGATGCTGGATCAAAGGCTCTTAATCCTGGAACGGTATACAGAAATGGATACGGCCTCTTTGACGTAATCACACCACCATATAATATGTATGAACTTGCAAACTTCTACGATACCTCTTTTGCTAACCATGCAGCAATTGATGCAAAGGTAGAAAACATAGTTGGTCTTGGATATCGTTTTGACATTGCAGATAGAACCGCACTTAGACTAGAAATGTCAGAAGATGACTCAGCAACTGACAGAGCAAGAAATAGAATTGAAAGAGCCAAGATTGAATTACGTGACTGGCTAGAAAACCTTAATGACGATGATAGTTTTACAAAGATCATGGAAAAGGTTTACACAGATGTTGAAGCAACTGGAAATGGATTTATTGAAGTTGGAAGAACAATCAAGGGCGAGATTGGCTACATTGGACACATCCCAGCAACCACTGTTCGTGTTCGTAGACTTAATGATGGCTACCTTCAGATTATTGGACAAGCAGTTGTTTACTTTAGAAATTTTGGGGCTAACAATCCAAACCCAGTAACAGCGGATAGTCGTGCAAATGAGATTATTCATATCAAGTCTTATTCTCCGCTAAACACATATTATGGTATTCCAGATATTGTATCTGCAATGCCATCTCTAATCGGAGATCAACTTGCTTCAAGATACAATATTGATTACTTTGAAAACAAAGCAGTACCACGATATATTATTACGCTTAAGGGTGCAAAGTTATCTGGAGACGCAGAAGATAAGATGTTTAGATTCCTTCAGACTGGATTAAAGTCTCAGTCACACAGAACTCTTTATATTCCACTTCCTGGAGATACAGATCAAAACAAGGTTGAGTTTAAGATGGAGCCAATTGAAAACGGTATCCAAGATGGATCATTTAAGGAATATCGTAAACAGAATCGTGATGACATTTTAATTGCTCACCAAGTGCCTATTTCAAAACTAGGTGGATCAGAGTCTGGACTTGCAGCAGCACTTTCTCAGGATAGAACATTTAAGGAGCAGGTTGCACGACCTGCCCAACATCATCTTGAGAAGGTAGTCAATAAGATTATTAAGGAAAAGACAGATGTTCTTGAACTTAAGTTTAACGAACTAACCCTTACTGATGAAATCGCACAATCTCAAATTCTTGAAAGATACGTTAAGACTCAGGTAATGACTCCTAATGAGGCTCGTGAGGCACTTGATTTGCCACAGAGAAAAGATGGAGATGTTCCATTTGTTATGACTCCAAGACAGGCAACAGATGCTAGAGCAAATCTTGCTGGCAATCGTCAAAGAGATGCAGAAAGAACAAATAGTCAATCAGATGGTGCTGCAACTCTTGACGGACGTAATCCACAGGGAGAGGGAAGAGCATCTCAATAATTGAGAAATCTTTTAAAACATTTGGTATAATGGATAACGATATGTTAATCAATAAAGCACACTGGACAACAGACAAGGATAGCGTCCGTCTGTCAATGCCTATTGGCAAGGTAGATGTAGAACGCCGAATGGTCTCTGGTTTTGCAACTCTTGACAATATTGACAAGCAAGATGATATTGTTACAACTGAGGCAAGTCTTCAGGCATTTAAAA